CTACCAGGGCAAAATTGATTTTTTAATTTGGAAAAAGTCGAAAAATTTATCCCGCCAATTTTTCGGGAAATACCCTTTTTATAATTATGACACCCTTTGAAGTATATACGACTTATCTCTCAGTAAAGAATCATTTTACAAAAGACAAATATGACTATCATAAGTATTGTGGCAAAACAAATGCATCAATACAGTCTTTTTATAAAAGAAAAGATAGATATTGGTTTGAAAAGTTAAGCAGGCAAAAAGATGAAAAAGAAGTAATAAATTTTTTTGTTTCAAATTTTGTTCAATCGCAAGATCCAAATTCTCTTTGGATTGGGGATATTATAAGAAATGGTGAATCTATATACTGTTCTTGGAAAAAGAGAAATCAGTCATTATCTTATGTTTTTTCTAATGAAGTAAAAATCCTTCTTGGTGAATTTAATATAGAATCTTTATTTGATTGTTCTTCGGGACATCCTCCCATATTAAAAAAATATCTAGATGGTAGTATTTGTCTAGAAACCGTTGTTATAATTGATAAAATTTTATATTTTACAAAGGACTTCAATAAAAAAATGTCCGATGATCCAGTTTGGGGATTAATATCTAAAATTATTAAAAAATATGATCCTTTTATAAATATTGATATCTTTAAGTACCGAAAAATAATAAAGGATTGTGTAATATGAGCTTTTTTGAATCTGATATAATAAAGGGAGAAATTGATAGTATTAATCAGCTTCAAGAAAAGCTTTATGCCAACATGTTTAATTTTTATATTATGGACAAGAATCAAAAATTAGAACATATTGGCATTTTAGAGTCTTTATTAGAAAAACAAAGAATACTCTATACTAGAATTAAACTTTCTGACGATCCTAAAGCAGTAGAAATGAAAAATAACATAAAGTACTCCGCTGTAAATATGGGACTCCCAGAAAATGTTGATATGAATGTACTTTTTGGTAATATGGAAAAAATGTTAGAAAAAATGAAAGGTAGGATTCAAAGTGAGGGTTGACAACTGTGGGCACTTGCACTAATATAGGTCTGTACTCGCCGCAAGTGCCCTAAGAGTACACAAAAGCCAAATACGTACAAAACATCTGAGGTTTATCAATGTCTTTTTCTGACCTTAAAAAACAATCTTCTCTCGGTTCTTTGACTCAAAAACTTGTCAAAGAAGTTGAAAAAATGAGTAACAGTTCTGGTGGTGCTGATGATCGCCTTTGGAAACCAGAACTAGATAAAACTGGTAATGGTTATGCAGTAATTCGTTTTCTCCCTGCCCCTGAAGGTGAAGATCTTCCCTGGGCAAAAATCTGGACCCATGCATTCCAAGGTCCTGGTGGATGGTATATTGAAAATTCTCTCACAACTCTGGGTCAAAAAGATCCTGTCTCAGAGTTTAATCGTGAACTTTGGAATAGTGGAGAGCAATCTAAGAAGGATATCGTAAGTCAAAAGCAAAAGCGTAAACTTTCTTATTATAGCAATATTTACGTTGTTCAAGATAAAGCACATCCAGAAAATGAAGGTCGTGTTTTCCTCTTTAAATATGGCAAAAAGATCTTTGATAAGATCATGGAATCAATGCAACCAGAATTTGAAGATGAAACACCTATTAATCCCTTTGATTTCTGGCAAGGTGCCAATTTCAAACTCAAGATTAAAAAAGTTGCAGGTTACTGGAACTATGATTCTTCTGAGTTTGATCGTCCTGGTCCTCTTCTAGATGACGATGATGCTCTCGAAGCAATTTGGAAAAAACAGTATTCTCTTACTGAACTTGTAGATCCTAAGCAGTTCAAGAGTTATGAAGAACTTCAAACACGCTTAGATTATGTTCTTGGTAAGAAAGGAACTCCTCGTATGCAAAATATTGATGAGGAACTTGAGAATGAAGACATTGATCGTGGATCTTTTACTCCAAGTTTTGAATCGCGCAAAGAACCAGCACCTTCTATGCCCCAATCCATGAAAGATGAACTTAATACACTTTCTTCAGATGATGTTGATGGGTCTGAAGATGACGATGCAATGAGTTTCTTCCAACGTCTTGCTAATAGTTAATTAAAGAAGAAAGGATTATATCCTTTTTTAAGGGTTCTGGACACATATTGTTCAGAACCTTTTTTATACTCCATAATACTTTCTATATCGTCTAAAATTAAGTTTAAATACTCTCTTTTTAAGATAAAAATAGATCTTTTTTTTGTTTCCAATCTTTCTTCATAAACAAAGTTTGTTATTGGAATAGATGATTTATTGCCAGAAACTTCTATTCTTGAATTTAGGAAAGAGTCAGTGTATAGAGTTCCATAGCTTAATCTTCTATTCCAATCAAAACCATCATATTTCCACTCTTGACCATTTGAGACAAAAATTTCATCTTTTTTTGGTTGATACAATGGTCCTGGATTTGATAATGATACTCTTGGACTTGCTGTGTAACCAAAACCTGGATTTGTTAGTGCAACTTGTACAATTTTTCCAGACTGTGATGTTACATATCCTTTTCCAGTAACTCTTGGGAGAGGTTGATCAATCACTGCAGTTGGTGGGGATTTATAATTATATCCAGGATCAGTAATTATAATATCTTTTACTTCATTATTGCCAATTACTACAAAACCAATGGCTCTTCTTTCTTTTACTGGTGGTTGTATAGTTACTAATGGAAGATTTTCTTGACTATAACCAGATCCTTGTTTTGTTACTATTATTTGAGCAACTTGCTCTGAAGTAGTCCCTATTCCTAAAACAGCAGTAGCAGTTGCTCTGATATCTGTATCATACGCATAGAATTTGTTTGTATTTGATCCACCAGTTATAATTATTGTTTCGTCAAAATTCATATAAGCATCTAATGGAATATTATCTTCTGAAGATGTATTTTTACTTCCAATTAAAGTTAATGATGTTAGATCCCAGTTAGTACCTAATTCTAGTATATGAATAGAGTTTGTGTCTGTTCCAGACACAAACATTTTTGAACCATCATCCTTAAATGAAAATCCCCTTACTGAAGATTCGCCAGTAATATCGTTTATATCTGTAGTGCTTACTGGTAAAGAAAATGTTTTAGAAATATCCCAATCATTATAAAGTTCATATTCTTTGATAGTATCTGGATTTGCTAAATCAATTACAAAAAAGCTTGATCCAGTATCTCTAAATCTAATTCCTGCACACTCCGAAATTGCAAATGTTCCAGAAAGTGTAGCTGTTGTTATATCCCATTTTGTTGATAAGTTATATTGATGAATAAAAAATCCACTTGAAGTTAATCCAGACACATAGAATCTTGAACCATCTGGTTTGAATTCTATGCCAGTTAAATATTCAAAACTTGATGATAAGTTTAATTCTGATATTTTTGTTGCATTTGTAATATCAAAAGATGAACTGAATGCATAATATTCTATAACTCCTTCGGTATATGAATTATTTCCGTGACATGTATATGCTCTAGTTCCTGTGGGATCAATATAAAATCCTTCCCAACCACTTGCTTCTACAGTAAGAGATGATGTTGCATCAAGTATTGCGTTTGAGAATATATCACTTGGAATATCTATAGTTATTGTTGGTACAAAAGTATAACCATCTCCAGGATTTAATATATTGATAGATGTTATAGAACCAGAACCATCAACTACAGCTTCTAATTCGCATGGTATTGTTGGTTCTGGATCACTGAATGTGATTGCTGGTTGAACTGTGTAACCAGATCCAGAGTCAATTATTGTAAAATCTCCAACCTCTCTATCTGCTGGAGGATCATTTAATTGAAATTCTACTAATGCTTGAATTGGATCATTGGGTGGATCTATGAAAAGTTCCACATTTCCCGTATATCCTAGTCCCGTAGATACTAGAGTTAGATTTGTTATTCTTCCATTAGATACTTGAGCAGATATTTCTGCTGGTATTCCTGGTACTTTAGTTGGTAGATTTATTGATTTATCTAATTCTATAGAAAATTCTGGGGCATCATAATATTCTTTGGATACTATTGAACCTGCTTGTATGATTAATCTGCCCGAGTAATCTGTTACATTTATCGTTTCATAGTGATGTATTCCATTGTATAGATTATCATAACTTCCATATTTTTCTAACAAATATTCTTCTTGAGACGTTTGTGACTTTGGCCATTCATCATAAACATTTTGTATGTTATTTGCAAGTAAAATTACCCAATCAAGTGTTGGATCGTTATAAAATTTGTACGCTACGTCATCAGGGCGCTCTTCCCCAATAATATTATATTTTTCAAAATAACTTAGATTTTCAAAAATATCATCTCTTATTTTTGCTCTTTTAAATAAGTTTTTTACTTCAGTATAATTTGATAGTGGAGAGTTTTTTGAATCTCTACTAATGTATTCAAAGTTGGGTACTTTTTTGAAGTATTCTTGAGTCATTTTAGTATCCTATTAGATGGTTTGCTGCTCTATCATCATCATAATCTTTAGAGTATATTGGTTCTAACTCCATGAATTGCAATGATATATCATATGATGCCATTCCACCATCTTCATATGCCATATAACTTCCTTGTGGAGTGTAATTTACTACACATGATTGTAAAGCACAATCTTTAATTAAATTAATTCCAGGATGATCTTCTTGTCCATTTAAATAATATCTTATTCCAAATACATTTGGTGCTTTTAAGTATAGTTGAGAGTTACTGGTTTTTGCTGCCATATTGCGCTTAAAAAACCCTATTATTTTTTTAACTCTTTCTGATTCTTTATCTGATCTTGGTGATAGTTTAAATGTAAAATTGAAAGGTCTTAATTGAGGACCTTGGAATAATAATTCTGTATTTGGATTAAATATTGCCCCACCAATTTTGGGCAATATTTGAGCACCCATTGCTTCTTGTGTAAAGTATGCGATAATAGCAGCCTCTACATCTGTAGCTGCACCTTGAGCAGTTGTAATTTTATTTGATAGTTTATTTAAAAACCCTTCTGGTCCACCAGTTATTCCACTTATAGCAATATCCGCACCTGCTATTTGTGCTGGATTCATTGTTTGTTCATTCCAACCAACACTATTTCCATCAGATATTGATGGTTGTATTGGTAATTTTACTGATTCTCCTATTCCTTCATTTGATCTTGTGCCGAATCCAAATGTTGAAGAGTCAAATGTTTTTGTACCATATTTTTTAGCTTCAAATAATATGTAATCCATATTCTCTGGAAAATTTTCTGGATATGATAATCTATCCAAAGATCTTACTGATGCAGATTCTGCTTTAATTTGTTCTGATAAAGCAGCAAAAGTATCGGTTGTATTACTTACACTAGTTATTCCATCATTTATAGTTGGTTCTTCCTTTAGATCATCATCTGTACCCTCTTTAGATCCATCATTAGGTCCTTGTGATCCGTTTTCTATCAATGTTATCTGATTTGGAGTTGGTAATTGACCATTATTTTTTGATGCATATACTGCTTTTATAGTACTTTTTACTGAAGTATTTAACTTACTAACGTAATTTGGATCTTCCGCTAAGTTTTTTTCTACGTCTAGATACCCATTTGCAGCGTTTGGTCCTGGTTCCCATACGTCATTTTCTTTTTTTGCAAGAACTTTAGAAAGATCTATTTTATTGTCTAGACCACCAACAAGATTATAAGTTCTTTGTACTATTAGAGTCTCACCAGTATCTGGATAAAATACTGTTGATACTTTTGCACCAGTATTTTCCAATGGTCTTGGTTTAGATATCCAAACTTTTCTGTCACCACTACCATTTTTGATTGCTTCTGATACTGTTTTTTCTTCCGCTTTTGGTTTAGACATTTTTATGTGCCTTTAAAGTTTTCGTCTTTTGATCCATAAGATTTATAGATTCTGGTTCCAACTAACATTTTTCTAAATGTTTTGTTCTTTTCTTTCCAAACATCAAATAGGGGAAGATCTCGTACTTTACCATCTTTTATAGAGATCAAATTTTCTATAGGTAAATTTGATGCAACTTCCCACTCATTGAATGCAATATCTAATAATAAACCATCCACTTGTGATATTATATATTTAGATATTGTATTATATGGTAAAGTAATTTTATTATTCTTTAAATTATCTATTACATATTTTCTTTTACTGGGATGTATTAAATGTAAATTGCATCCTGTAAATTCTTTACTATTAAACTTAATTACATATACTAAGGGAAATGGATCAAATACACTTATATTTTTTTCTTCAGTTTTGTATTCGAACAAGTATATATGACCAGTTCTTGGATATCTTCTTAATAGATTATTATCTTGATTTTCTTCATCTTCTGTGGAATCTAATCTTTCTTCAAGTATTAGTTTATTTTCCCTGCTAATATATTTTTGAGTTAATCTTTTAAATGCTCTCCTATAGAAGAAAGGGGATCTTCCTTCTTCATATTTTACTTCTTCTCTTAAATCTTCAAAAAGAGTGTTTTTGGGCATTTATTTTATACCTAGATTGTCTTCTGTGATTATTTTGAATTCTAATAATCTATCTTTACACCATTCATCAGCTGCTTTCCATTTTGCTTGATTTACAGCATATGTTTTGCATTCATGTATAAACGATTTTGTGACTCTTGATTTTTTTACTGGTGGAATAGTTTGTCTTTTGGGCTTTATCTCAACAACGTATGTTTTTATTGTACCATTACTTTCCTTAACTTTTATAATAAAATCTGGAAAATATCTATGAACTTTATTGTCCACGGGAGAAACATATGGAATAAAGAATTCTTCACTTGCCCATTCTATTATATTTTCATTCAAGTCACAGTAAGAACAAAATTTTCTCTCCCAACTACTCCTACAAATAATATTGTTAGAATTTCCCTTATATTTTTTGGGATATGAAGGTTTATACTTACTTTTAATACTTTCGTTCATTAAGTTGTCTACATATAATATAACGTATACATTTGTATTTAGATGTCAAATATACCAGTAAATCCTGGTGTTAATATGAGCACTCTTAAGAGTAGGATATTAAATCCTGCTCTTACATCGTTTTATAGTGTTGATATTGTACCTCCATCAGATTTATTATCTAAAATAAATTCTGAATTGGGGTTGGACTATGATAAAGAACTATTTGAATTGACTTGTATAGAGGCTTCTTTACCAGGATCTCAGTTAGCAACAATAGAAATAGATAATGACTATATGGGAGTATCTCAGAAAAACATTTATAGAAGAATGTATGATACTTCTATTGACCTTACTTTTTTAGTTACTAAAGATAGTAACTACCAACAAATTAGATTTTTTGAAATGTGGATGAAGTATGCTTCTGGTGAAGATATTATTGGTAGAATGGATGGTCCAGATTTTTATACTAGAATAAGATATCCTGAAGATTATAAATCAGAAATTAAAATTGCCAAGTATGAAAAAGATTTAGGATCACAATTAAATACAGGATCTACAGAATTTTTAGCATATTATTTTGTAGATGCATTTCCAATATCAATATCTTCTATGCCAATCAGTTATGATGCATCAGATATCTTAAAAGTTACTACTAGTATTAGTTATAGTAGATATTATATTAAAAGAGAGCAATATAGTGTTCGAGTAACTCCACCAAGTACTGATAGACCTACAACTCCAGGAGTAGATCAAGAAGCACAATCAGATTCTTGGAGATATTCTCAAAAATATCTTGCAGATGAGCAAGAGCAAGCAAAACAAGAGACTTTAAATAGGTTAAATAGGAACTCTTCTTCTGCACCTAGAAGAGGTTCAGTTAGACCTGGGTCAATTTAAAAAATCAGGTATAAATAAATATACCTGATTTTTTATTGTAAAAATTATGCCATTACCTACAATATCTACTCCAACATATGAACTTGAAATTCCATCTACTGGAGAATTGATTGAATATAGACCATTTTTAGTAAAAGAAGAAAAGCTTTTAGTAATTGCATTGGAGAGTGAAGATACCAAACAAATTACTTCTGCAATTAAAAATGTTATAAGAAATTGCGTTTTAACTAAAAATATAAAAGTTGAAAAACTTCCAACTTTTGATATTGAATACCTATTTTTGAATATTAGAGGTAAATCTGTTGGTGAAGAATTAGATGTAAATATTATTTGTCCAGATGATAATGAAACTGTAGTCCCAGTTAAAATTAATATTGACGATATTTCAGTAAAAAAATTAGATGAGCATACAAAACAAATCAAAATAGATGATTCTATTGGTATGGAAATGAAGTATCCTTCATTAGAACAATTTATTAAAAATAATTTTGATTTCAATGCGAAAAATGGTATTGAACAGTCTTTTGATTTGATTGCTTCATGTATAGATCAAATTTATACTGAAGAGGAAAGTTGGGATGCATCAGATACTCCTAGAAAAGAACTTATTTCTTTTTTAGAGCAAATGAATTCTGAACAATTCAAAAAAATTGAGTCTTTTTTTGAGACAATGCCAAAGTTGACTCATGAAATTGAGATTCTGAATCCAAACACAAATGTAACAAGTAAAGTAGTATTAGAGGGCTTATCTGATTTTTTCGCATAGCACTCGCTCACATGGATCTGGAAAATTATTATAAATTAAATTTTGCATTAATGCAGTATCATAAATACTCATTAACTGAAATTGAAAATCTTATTCCATGGGAGAGAGATGTTTATGTTGCTTTATTAGCGGCTCATCTTGAAGAAGAAAAATTAAAGCAGCAGCAGAATGGATCTTAAACCAGACTATATTGAAAAGTACATACCATATGCCACTATCAATAGGCGTATGGGAATGTGGAGAGCCATATTATCGTCTAGACTTGAATATTCAAAATACCTAATTGAAAATACCTTCAATATAGATGCTGACAGAGTAGTTGATGTATTCATATCTTCTTGGGACCAATCTAAAAAAGATTATCCATCTCCAAAATTTTCAAGACCATCTTCTCCAGAAGAGTATGATTCATATAATAAGTATATAATTTATCTTTGGGAATATTACGTAAATGATAATGATAAAATAGAATTGCCAGAAGAACCAACCGAATCTACTGAAAAGAAAGATTCTTCTGCAATCGTTCCTGTAAATAAATCTCCAGAGGATGAAAAAGACAGGATGTATGATGGTGTTCGTGAGGATGATTTGGTTGATGAGGAAATTGACGAAAGAATTTTGAGAATTCTTGGATTAGAAGATACCTTTGATATTGACTATGCAACCTATAAGACTCTTTTAAAAGAATATCTAGTTAAAATTAGTATGGGATCTGATTCTCTTCCTAGAGAAGAGCAGATGTTATTGAGGGATGAATATATTAGAGTTAAGCGACTTGTTGGTAGATTTAAAATTAATAAAAAATATAAGGATCAATTTGGAAGTCCTATAACACTTGCATCAAGTTCTATTATAAATCCAGAATCTATAAAGACTCCAGATTTAGAACAGCAGAATCAAAATCAAACTGGTTTTTCTAAATTTGCGGAAGATATTGCATCGATTAGAGATTCTGTTGCTAATATACTTGAATTAATGCAAAAGCAGAATGATTTATTTAAAAAGCAGATAGATAATGATCGCAAATCTGCAGAGAAAAGTAAGAGGCAAAAGAATGAGTCTAGATTAGAATCTGTTGGTAAAGGTGCGTTAAACTTAGTAAACAAAGTTCTTGGACCAGTAAAAAATATATTTGAGAAATTATTAAAATTTATAACCACTGTAATTCTTGGAAGAATTGTTTTACAATTATTCAGATGGATGAGTGACCCTAAAAATAAGGGAAAAGTTGATGCTATTTTTAGATTCTTAAAAGATTGGGGACCCGCTTTAATTGCAGGATATTTATTATTTGGAACTGCAATAGGAAGACTTGTAAGAACTGTTATTGGAACACTGGTTAAATTGACATTTGCAATATTGCGGAAGGGAATACCTGCTGCTATGAATTTGATTAGGAAGAATCCAAAAGCAGCAGCAGCGATTGGATTATTCACAGCAGGAGCAACTATACCGATGTTGTTCCCAGATACTGTTGATGCCGAAGAGAAAAAAACAGAATCTGCTTCTGGTACTAAAGAAGAAAAAATAGAAGCATTAAAAAAACAGAAAGAAAATCTGAATCCAATGCAAAAAATGCAAGGAGTTGGATCAGAAATTGATGAGCAGATTTATAAATTGGAAACTGGAGAAACAAAAAGTTACTCTGGTGGAGGTGAGATACCAAAATTATCACAAGAAACAATTTCTAAATTCCCTGGAGGAACAGTTACTAATCAAACTGGTGTAAGAGTAAAGGGTGCAGGAAAAGATACCCAACTTACTGCATTGGAACCAGGAGAAATTGTAATATCAAATGCTGCTGTTAATAAGTATGGATCTGATTTCTTCTTATCTTTAAATAAATCTGGTGGCGGTACAAATAATCCAAAAATTGCAAGTGGAATACAATTAGCTTCTGGTGGAGGAATGATAGGATCCTTTACAAATAATAGGAGTATAGTTGAAAATGTAAATAACAATTTTTCTAATATTAGTAAAATTAGACCCACACAGATAGGATTAGATTCTGAATATAGTAATTTGTCAAAATACTTTATAAATGATATTCAAAATATATC